GCCGGAAATTGGCTCGAACGAAAAAATAGGCCATTGAATCTATACTACAAGGGTGGGCGGGAGGGGGCCGCGCGCGCCCGCCCCTTGTCAAGGGGGGTCCCCCCTCTTTTTGACCTTCCCGACCGATATCTTTTGGACCCAAGGGACCCATACCTAAGATAGTTGATACATACCTAATACATCTTGTGCCATGCTGTGCCATGGTGTATCGTGTAGTTACACGAGGCGAGAGGCGCAGCGTGGTAACAGAGAAGGATACGGAAAATGGAATACAAGTTCACGGAAGCGACGTCGGCTCCGGTGGCGGTGAGCATGACGATCTCGGAAATCGGCGACCTGCGCGCTGTGCTCGAGCACGTCCTTTCGAAAGAGGTGGAGATCGCGGCCGTGTCGCGCTGGCGCATCCGTCGCTTCATCACCTGCCTGAACGAGGTTCAGGGCAAGGCGGCCGATACCCTGCGGTATGAAGCCGATGTGCTGGCGAAAGCCGCCAAGCGCAGCGACGACTGATCATCCGGTGGGGCCGCAAGGCCCCACCTCCAACGCGAAAGGATCGAGACAATGCATGCGATGCAAGTGAAGCACCTGAAGATCAAGGATCAGATCAAGCGCCTCCAGATCAAGGCGGGCGAGATCGAGGAGGAGGCGATCCAGCTTGGGCTGGCCGAGCGCAAGCCCACGATGATCGAGGAATTCCGCTGGCCGAAAGGCGACGTGATCGCCCGGTGGGGCGCGGAAGTCTGGAACGCCTACAAGCGGGAACGGATCGAGGAGCGGTTCAAGTGGAAGTGACGGCAGGGGGCGCAAGCCCCCTGATCCACCTTCGGTGAATCATGCTGTATCTGTTCCTGTTCCAGTAACAGAGGCGCGCGGCGCGCGGGCGCGAAGGATAAGGCCCCGACCCGACCCGACCCGACGCCGCCCGACCCGACCCCTTGACGTTCCATCGCGTATCATGCTAACCTACACCCACGGGCAGGACGCCCGTTCAACATGAAAGGACAAGACAATGGCAAAGAACCCCTTCGGCAAGTCGCGCCCGGTATCGAACCCCTACGCGATCTATAAGGCGGGCGACTGGACGTGGCACGTATGCAAGACATACAAGGCCCCGGAATCGGAAGCGAAGGACGTGCATGCGCGCTGGTTTGTTTGGGCCAAGTCGCCCATGACCTATGGCGACTTCGAAGGCGGCGATACCTACGCCCGGGAAGTCATGCGCTACGCTTCGCCCGTGGCGGCGGAACCGGAATGGCTGGAAGCGCGCGGCATCCACGCCCGCATGCCGACCCCTGCCGAATATCTGGCACGTTGACGTATCGATTAGCGGGGCCGCAAGGCCCCGCCTTTCCATGCGCCAATGCATGACAACGAAGGACAAGACATGGCATACACAATCGACAATCCGCTAGAGAATCGCCGCTTCCTTGCCGCGACGTGCCGCGCGCACCTCCGCCTGATCGCGGCGGGTATGCAGCCGCCGCGCGGCCTGACCAAGGGCAATGTTCTGGCCAAGGCCGGAAGTCTGACCGGGGTCAGCTATAAGCGCGGCGAATATGGCAAGGCCATTGCCGACCTGACCACGTTCCTTCGGTCCTTCGACATGGAGTCCTGACCCATGTTCTGTATCTATGCGACCCGGCGCGATGACCTGACCAAGTATTATTGGAACCGCCGCAAGAACGAATGGCAGACGGGCCTTGCGCCCGCCTGCCTGTATCCGACGGCGCGCGGCGCGAACCGGATTTATTCCGGCATGGTAAAGCGCGGGCTCATCTGGCGGCGGTTCCACGAAGTCGGATTTAAGCATGCCCCGGCCTAGGCCGGGGCGACCCCGGCCCTTGTCCCTGTCCCTGTCCCTGTAAGGCCCGCCCGCGCGCGGGCCTTTATCATTAAACCCCGACCCGACCCGACCCGACCCGACCCGATCTAGCCTATTGCATCCCGATTCGTTCCATGCTATCCCATAGGCACGGGCGCAGACCCGCAAAACAAGGATATGGCAAAATGGAAAACGGAATCATCTATCGCGGGCCGTCGCTCTTGGACGGTTCGCCTATCGTCGTTATCGCGACCTACTCGGACCGGAACCGGAAAACGGGCGCCATGGTGCAGACCTACATCATCCGCGAAGATATGGACCCCGTGACGGCGAACCGGACGGGCGCGGACGCGGCAATCTGCGGCGATTGCCCCTTGCGTGGCATTGCCAATCTGGCCAAGCCCAAGGGCCAAGCCGACAACCGCCCGTGCTACGTGACCCTGATTCACGGGCCTTCGCTGGTGTATCGGTCGCACATTCGCGGCGTGTATCCCGATGCAACGGACGCGGACGCGGCAACCGCCATCGGATACGGCCGCATGGTGCGGATTGGGACCTATGGCGACCCTGCGGCCGTTCCGGCCGAAGTTTGGGAAGCTCTGACCATGCGGGCCAAAGGATGGACGGCATACAGCCACCAATTTAAGGCCATGCCGGACGTGCTGACCTATGCCATGGCATCGGTGGAAAGCCTTGACGCCGCCCGCTATGTTTGGGCGCAGAACGGCCGGACGTTCCGCATTGTGCGCGACGTCGCAGAAATCGATACCGCCCGCGAAGTCCTTTGCCCCGCATCCGCCGAAGCTGGCAAGCGCACTACGTGCGCCGATTGCCGGCTCTGCGCTGGCCAGATGACCAAGTCCCCTAAATCCGTGGCCATTGTGGCCCATGGCAACGGGAAGGCCTACGCGTGAATTGCCAAGCCGCGACCCGCACCGCCGGTCGCGGCCACCTTGCCCGGGGCCTACGCGCCCCGGGCCTTTTCCAACAGCCGCGCGTGGTGCGCCTCGCACACCCGCAGCATCGCCCCGACAGCGTCCGGCAGCGCGTCACCCGACCACAGGACCTCGGCCCGAAGCCCCGACCGCCCGACCAAAACCGCGTCCCGACCGTGCCAGAGCCTGTACCGATGGCCCCGACCCGACCCGTCCGAGGTCCGAGGTCCACGGCCCGACCCGACCCGATTGCCCCGACCCCGACCCGATTGCCCCGACCCGACCTCCTCGGACCCCGGACCTTGGTCCTCGAATAACTGAACCGAACGGTTTAGTTCAGACCGACCGGGGACCTCTGCCAAGATGAACGAAAGCCCATGTTTGCAAGTTAGCAGCGTGTTATATGCAATTTGCATATCAGAAAGCCTGACTGAAAAATTTTGGGAAACCTTCAGTTCTATTTTGAACGATCCGACGGGCGAACACACGTCAATGTCGGGCAAACCGCCGCCATGTCGGTTCTCTATGCGCGTAGAGAAGCAGGAATTGGCGTCAAGATGAGGCCTCAGGGCCTTCCAAAGCTTGGCTTCCGGCCCCATTGTCCTCTCCTTCCGACGCTTTAGGCGTGACATCACGCAGGAACGGATACTTCTGCTGAAGTTCCATCAGACGATCAAGGATTTGATCGCGACTCATGTTCTCAATGCGGTTCAACGTCTCGCGACGATCCGTCGTTAAGCCACCAAGGGCGCTGCGAAGTTTCTCTGCGTTGATGGCAGCGGAGAATTGCTTGGCTTCTTCCGCGCCGCGAGACAGGTGGTAGAGCCGTTCAAGCTGGCCGATGGTGGTGACGCCATACTTCCGCTCCTTCGCCTCGCGAAGTTCTTTGATGTATTCGACCACATGCGGGAAGTCGTTTCCGTTGAGCAGTTTGACCGCATAGACGTGGGCGATGTCGTGGCTGAATCCGGCGCGGCGGGCACACTCAGCATTCGTGTAGAGGCCCTCCACATAAAGTTCGGCAAACGTCTTCTGCCGCTCGGTGATGATGCGACCATGCTCCTCCTCGATGCGGGCAGCGAGAGGCCCCTTCACAGCGGCTGCAACCTCTCGATTCTTGGACGGGGCGACCATGTGGACCTCCTGCAATTTGATACCATAGAGGTGCAGCAAGACAGGGCAGGTCGTCAAGAGGGGAGGACCACTAGACCCCTGCAAGGGGGTCTATATCTGACGATCCAACCTTGCACCCCCTAAAAACGTCAGATGTTTGGCGAATCACCCCTGCCGAAAACCCATATACACTCTCTGATCCAAGGTCCGAGAAACGTATAGCACTTGTAAATGGGTCATCATCACAACCCATTGATTCTAAACCACTATTCCAGCTCATTTACAGTTCCGCCACTCAATACGGGGGTACATGCACTCACGCATCACACATAGAGACCCCTACAGGGCTATATTGGCGGAAAAACAACCTCATCTTCGACCCATAAACCATTGATTTCAGGGGATATTTGCTCAATACAAAACTCATTACACCGCCCTCAGGAAGTGTAAAAAGTGGATTATGGAGCGAGGTCCGAGGATCGTGCTGCGGGGCTTTCCGCCTTGCACTTCAACCACTTAGCCACAAGGCCCCTCACCTGTCAAGTCCAAGGGCCGAGGACCATGCTACGGCCATTTTGTAACGAGAACCGCGATCCTCTGTCCTTTCCCTGCATCTCTGCCGAATCGTTATTTCCGAAATAGGTTGACTGTTTGGCATTTCTCTTTTAACACTAACACGTCATAACAATGACCATAACACACAGGAGGCTTGATGCCTGAGATCGTTGAGGAGATGCCCTACATCCCCCAGAAGGGGACGAAGGGCCGGAAGCTGTCCATGGACGGGCATTCGTCCGAGTCGTCCCGCATGGCGGCGAAGCTGAAGGCGCTGCCCATGGGGCACTGCATCACGATCCTGCCGGACACTGGGGGATCGTCTGACAGCCTTGAGCGCACTCGCGTCCACTGGTCTGTTGCGGCGTCTAGGGCGCGTCTGAAGATCGTGACGCGCATTGTCACGACCGCCACGGGCGACCGTGCCCTCCGCATCTGGCGCGTGGCCGAGACCCAGTAACCCCTCGTCAGCGGCCCTCGGGCCGTTGACACACCACCTACACTTGTGTACTCTCCACAACACTACCAAACCCCAAATCGAAAGGAAACCGGGCGATGCCCACCCTCAGCACCACGACCCTCCCTCATCCTGACTATGGCCTTGCCGAGGAAACGCGCCTGCGCGTTCTTGAGGACTCGGACCTCTACGGCATCCGGGCCGCTGCCGAGGCCCACGGCCTTCACTACACGACTGTCTACAGTTGGCGCAGGCGGTACGGCTTTGTCGCCCTCAAGGTCCAAGGAGCGTGAACCATGAACACTGAACCCCAAGTCCTGCAAACCCTCTTCGACCGTGTCATCGAACACTTCGACGCCATGGAGCGGCCCGCGCAGAGGAACGGCGACTGCATGTACCGGGCCGATGACGGCAACCGCTGCTTCGTTGGCGCGCTGATCCCGGACGATCTTTACGACAGCCAGATCGAAGGCTCGACTGTCTATGTGTCGGCTATCGGGTTTCCCTCGCCCCTGCATGACATCTTGCTCAAGGCCTTCGCGCCGCTGGGCGTCGAGCCCGGGCCGGAAGGCTATCTGCCGGATAACCTGACGGCCCTGCTGGCCGACCTCCAGATGATCCACGACGGGTGGTATCACGAGGAGGGCAAGCAGGGGGCCTACGAGCAGTTGGAAATCGCGGCCGAGAAGCATGGCCTGACCTACAAGCGGAGCAACTGAAATGAACCTGACAAAGACCGAGAAAGAAAACATCGTCCGCCGCATCATGGCCGACGTGCCCAAGATCGACTACGAGAAGATGCTTTCCGACTTCGTGCAGGGCGAGGCGTTGAAGCTTATGCCGCCGGAGGTGCGGGCGCTCTACGACAACGAGGAGACGCGCTGCTATCTGTCCTGTGCCAGCCTTAACCTACCCGGCACGAACCTAGGCTACGCGGGACCCATCTTCTGGCGGCGCGGCTACAACAACCCGTCCACCCACTACACCACGCTCCACCTGACGCGCCGTCACTGGAACGACGGGGCGGACGACCTGACAAAGACGCTCCTGAACAATGTCCACGCCGGGGTGGTGGAAATCTGCCGCAAGGCGGAGGAGCAGTTTCAGGCCCATCGCTCCATGACGGAGAAGCTTCAGACCATGCTCTCGCCCATCCGCACCCTCAAGCAGGCCAAGACCCTGCTGGAGCCGGAACTGCACAAGTACCTCCCTGCCGAACCGCCCAAGGCCGACGCCAAGGCGGCGCAGGCATCGACGGCGCTGGTGCCCTACGTCGTGGACAACCTCCGCTCTTTGGGCTGGCCCAAGGACAAGGAGGCGGCGTGATGACCATCATTAACGAGGGCCACTGGCGCTGCACGGAGTGTGGCCATGAGTGGAGCGCCTGCATGGGCGACGACGAAGTGCCGGAGGTCTGTGGCTGCGAGGAGAGCATCTACGACAACGCCTGCGCCGACGAAAACTGCGAGTGCCGTAACAGCACCCTGTGGCCGGACAACATCCGCAACGGGTGCCCCAACAAGGAGGGGGAGGAAATCTATTGGTCCTACTCCATGCCAGAGGAGCGGTCGTGATGGAGAGGGATATTGTAACCGTCGTTGACGCCGGGGATGGGAGCGGAATCCTCCGTGTGACGACGCGAGAGGCGTCGGAGTACTGGCCGAGGGGCGTGATCATTGAGCAGGATAGCGACCTCCTCGAGGTTGTGATTTTGCCGGGGGAGTCGGAGACGCGTAGGTTCATCCGGGCGCTCCAGCGGAAAAACAAGGTGTTCCGTGGCCATCCAGTGCCGGAGACGACCCGCATTGGCCGCGAGTCCAGCGGCACACACCTCATCGTGTACGTGGACCACGATCCGTCATCCATCTTTGTCCAGCAGGAGGGCGACGTGCTTGTCCTCGACAGTCCGGCTCAGGTGCCTGAACTGGTCGATGCGATCAGGGCTCATGCCAAGACTCTGGGTTGGGGGAACGTGTGATGGATTGGGTATTCATCTGGCAGACGTACAACCTGAACATGGCCTACGAGCACTACTACGACATGACCGAGGAGGAGGCGCGCAAGAAGTTCTTTGAGGACCACCCGGAGGACTTCGCCTTTGCCGTCATCTGCGGCGAGAAGCTTGAGATGTGGAGGTTTGCAGCATGAACGAGCACCACCCGCGCTACAAGGAATGCCCGGAGTGCGAGGGCCGAGGTTGGGCGACCTACGAGAAGACGACCAAGTACGGCTACTCTGAATACAACGCCGACTGCGACAACTGTTCCGCGACGGGGCAGATCGAAATCGACATAGATGAGGAGGAATGACCAATGGCC